GCTCCATAAACGTACGGTGTGTATGTCTGGTAGGAGGTCGCTATGTTTAGAAGTCCCACCGTTTGACCGTACGAATTTGTCCACGTTGGTAACACTACGGTTGGCGTTCCACTTACAAGTTGTACGCTTCCGTATCCTGAAATGCAAAGCACCTCAGCAATTCGGTCTCCTGAATAAATAGATACGTTATTTACTGGGTGTCCTTGTTGAAGAAGAATACCTGCTTTGTATCTAAGTTTAACTTCGTTGCTTAATGTTGCAACGGTTCCATATGTGTTGGTGCTCATCACCACTTCGTCTATTTGAGCCGATAAGGTGTTTGAAGTAAGTGTTTTTCCGTCGAATCCAATAGCCAAGTAACTGCCTGGGTCAAAGGTAAATAGACCGAACGATTGAAGCCCTGATCCACCACTTGCAAAAATACCGTCAGCATAAAGCTCAAGAAATCCATTTGGCAAAGCAACTATTCCAATGTGGTGCCAATAGCCATCATTTAAATAAACACCAGATACTTTGGCATTTCCTAGAAGCGTTGCTCCGTTGTAAACAATGCAAGAAAGTTCACCAGTGGTTTGAACAAACATCTTTAAGGTGTAAACAGATGGTGAGCCACTTACAAAAACGTCTTGTGTAAGAATTGTTTGACCAGCAATGGCGTTTCCTAGTATCCAGAAATCAATGCCATTCCATAAACTTGGAAATGTTGTTATGTTAAATTCACCAGAACCAGTTGTAGCAGCGCCTGATATTCCGTTGACTCCACCATTTCCTAAGTCAACGCAACCATTAGAACTGTAGATAATGGCTCCGGCGTTTGGAAATGAAACAACGCCTTGATACAAACCTTCTGATGCCCCTGTTACTTGGTCGTAAATGTTGGCAATGTAGGCGTGACCTGTGCCTTGAGAAGTTCCCGTAACGGCTGGAAATGTTGTTTTTACGGTAAAAGAAGATGCTGTAGCAGAGTCAATAATAGTAGGAGCAATGTTAAATGAGCCAGTTCCCGACGCCGTTGTCAGTCCTGTTACGGTAACAAATTGACCTGCTTTAAACACGTTTACTGATGTATAAGTAATAACGTAGTAACCACCTGTGTACGTTGCGGTGGCTCCGGTAATTGTTGCCGTGCTAACTGTGTTTGCCCTAAACCATGCAGCTGTGTTGCTTGTGCGCACGTATGATTCCCAAAATGTGTTAGAAGTCATGTACTTAAGCGACAAAAATTTAGTCATGTCTGTAGCATCTACGAGAAGTTCAGAATTAAGTTGGTCTGTTACTTGCTCACGTATGCTGTCTATTGCTCCCCAAAAAACTGGGTAAGTTGTCCCAGACCACGTTGCTGTTACAGCAATTGGCATACGAACGTTTAAAAGATTTGGTGATCCGTTGAAGTAACCATTTCGGTTGTTTACGGTCATCTTTAACGTTGCTGATTCCACTCTATCCAAGAAATGTTGCTTGCCCGAAGCCGTAGTAAAATCTTCAACGTACAAAGTTATGTTGGTCCAGTAAGGTGTGCCTGAGTATGACGTAGTAAAATTAACTTGAGTAGCTGTGTTTAATGAATTACCGCCAAGTGTAGGGTTAAAAGCCACGTAGACATTAAGCGTTGGAAGAGAATTAATTTGAGTCACGAAAGTCTTTTGCCTTGGTTGACATTCAATTCAGTTGATGGAAGAATTGTTTGGTTATTAACCTGTTTTCCACCGGTGTTTGCAAATAGATTCCCCATACGGCGTACGTCTTTAGTTAACATGTTTCTAACCATAATTGAAACAAGCGCCATAAAAGAAGGGTCTTGAATTAGCGCTTTGGCAAGCACGGCCATTTCAATCTCAATGTTTATTTCTTGATTGTTATCTGAGCTGTTAGGTACGCTTGCTGACATTGTTATCGCTTAACTGTAACAGTAAATTTTGAAGTACCAATCATTGCTCTGTTGGGTGGCATAATTTGAATAATGTTTGTTCCTGTGCTTTTAGGAGCAAGAACTCCGTAATTGCTTCCTACCCCACCAGATGTTCCTGAGTATTGAAATTGAGGAAGCATAGGTAACGCAGGTTTTCCAGGAAGATGTTTTAGACCTGCATTGAAGAATCCAAAAATTGCGTCTACTGTTGTGGCTGCAACGTCGTATGAACCTTTAAGTTTGTTGTGCGCAAATTCATCTTTTGCATTTTGAACAACATCTTTTCCAGGGCTAAAGTGAGATCCAATGTAATTTCCAAGCAACGCACCAACTCCTAAGGCGGTTGCTATCGCTCCTAGCATTGGCAAGAACCTAGCAGCAGCAGCTTCTCCAGCTATAACTTCATTAGAGGTACCTGCAATTTGAGCAATGTTTGCGCCAGAACTAAGCATATCAGATGCACCCAATGCGGTTGCAGAAGCAAGGGTGTTTGCTGCAATTTCTGTCAACAATGCAGTTTGTGAAACTTGAGTTTCTGCGGTAACAGCTGCGCTTGTGGTTCCCGTAATTGTTCTTACAATGTTAGATACGGCTGAACCTAATTTAAAGGCTATTGATCCAGCAAACAATGCAATGGCTGAGTCAGAGGCAATTGTCTTAATAAGTGGGTGGTCTTGAAAGAACTTAATTGCGTTTGAAGCCCAGTTAGCCAAGTCAGTAACTGTTGGAAGAAAGAACAAACCAATACCTGTTAAAAGGTTTTTTGCTTGGTTTTTAAGGCTAGTAAGTTTAAAGTTTAGTTGACTACTTGTCATACCAAAAGTTGTGGCAAGGTCTGCACCGGATGACTTGTTAAGTTTGTCGTTTAGGGTAGTCAATTCTGGAATCTGTTTAGCAAGCGCGCTAATAATTCCAACGCTACCTTTACCAAAGGTTTCTGCAATAAGAGCATTTAATGGAATTCCTGTTTTTCTTGATTGCGTCTCTAGCTGTTTAAGAACATCAATAACACCGGTCCCTGGTGTCTTTGCAGTTTTTGCTAAAGCGTTTGCGTCAAGACCAAATGCCTTTAATGCTTTTACAGAAGCCTTTGTTGGGTTTTCAATTTTCTGCATACCACTAGCAATGGTGGTAAATGCTCGTCCACTTTCGTAACCTGCTTTTGACGCTACGTCGGCAATGGCTGCAGCCTCTGCCATGTTGACTCCAACACCGGCTAATGCTCCTCCAACTTTGCCTTTTAGAATTGACACAAGGCTATCGAGTGATCCGATGTGTGCCTTGTTTGCGTTAACCATAAGGTCAGATATGGCAGCAACATCCATGCCCTTTGCAACCTGCAGACTTTGAGCTGCAACAATTGACTTGGTTATTTCGGTTACATCTCCACCTGTTATGACTGCTGCTTTGGCTGCTGCGTCTACAAGTGCGTAGCCATTGGCTCCTGTTATTCCAGCCTTTTCTACTACTAGAAATGCGCTAGCAATTTTGTCAGACGCAATGGTTGTCTCGTTAGAAACATCCATTATCTTTGTCTTTAAATATTCAATTTCAGCTGCAGATGCGTTTGACTGGTTTTGAATTTTGTCAAGTGACTCTGTGTATTTAAGGGCAGAGTCAATTCCATAGCCAATCATTGCTGCACCAACACCTATAATTGCCGTTGATGCTTTCTTTCCAAAAGCGGTAAGTTTTCCACCTGTTGTTTCGGCAACCGTACCAAATTGTGTCATCTTGCCTTCAGCTTCAGACATTTTGGCCATGTATTCTCTGGTGTCAGCAAGAAGCGTGGCTACTACCGGTGGAAGAAGTCCAGCCATTTTTACGCCTCCTGAGCAGCGATTACAAGTTCTTTAAATAATTGATTAATTCTTGGAAGAGCTTTTTGCATACCTGGTTGTAGGTAAGGGAACGGTCTTGTTGTGTAGTAGGGCCAACGACCTGAGCCGTGAAACCCTAGCTCTACTCTTCGTGCGTACACGAGGTTGCGTGGTCCTGTTTCGGATTGCCACACACCTAGTTCTAACATTCTTACGTTGTCAAGTTCAATGCTTGTACGCAAAGCGTTTGTTCGGCTTGTTGGTACAGGCCATGCGGTTGAGTGCCAAGTGTCAGTTGAATTACCGTTAATTGATTCTTTTGCCCTAGCTGCAATTTCGCTACCACCTTGGGAAACAAATTCTTTTGCTGCTTGATTAATTCTTTCGTTCATCTTGGCAATAGCGCCATCAAATTCGGGTACGCCCTCGACCACGTTAGCCATTCTCAGCCTCGTTTATAGTTTTTTCTATTGACAGCAACCAGTCGGTTACATCCCGTGGCTGATTCATGAAGTCCTCGTGTGAGCCACCAAAAACTTTTCGAAATCTGTACTCACGGTAAAGGTTTGCTAATTCAGCGTCAACATCTGCGTCCCTACCTTTTAATGCTGCCTCTAGTTGTCCTAGTCGGCGATAGGGGCTTTTGGGTCCAGGTCTGGTGACAGATCAACTGTCTTGTTGTATTCCTCGCCACACGCAGTTGCAAGTTCGTCAAAAATTGCCTTAGGTAAATCCACTGCGGTTTCTGCAGTAGGTAATTCACCTAGCGACCATGATTTAACCATCCCAGCAATTAACGCTGCCTGATAACCGTCAAGGTTTTCCTGGTCATCATCGCTTATCTCCGAAAAGACAGACCATGTGCCAGGATCCTTATCATCAAATCCAAGGTTAGTTAGTTTTGCTGCAGTCGAAGCTGCCCTTAAAAAGGCACGACTGATTGAACGATTGGTGCGCTCGCTAATTTCATCTTTTGTAAAAATGATTGCTGAAGCACCATTAGGTAAATTAATTGCTGGCATGGTTTCCCCTTTGGGTTATTTAGTAAGCCGTTGACTGTGAGTTTACTACAATCGCCTGAAGCGGTGAGTAAGAAGTTCCACCTGTTGAGTCTGTTGCGTTTGCACGAGCAGTAAATTCAACTTCTACTTCTGTGTAGGCTTTTCCTCTTGTTCTTTTTACGTTCATGAACTGCACGTTTGTCATAAGGAAAGAAACGCTGTCAGGAGTAGCTCCACCAGCAGTGTCGTTAGGGTCAGTAAAAGTAATCTGAAGTGTGTCAGCAACGTAGGTAAGAGCAGTGGCGTTTGAGCCGGTTCCGCTTGCACCAACAGACCATGGGTCGTTTGCAGAGTCAACAACTGCGGTGAACTTACCCGATACGTCAAGAGGTCCGGCAAAGTTCTGGTAAGGAGCCTGCGCACCCATCGTGAAGATAGGAGCAGTCTTACGAGCGATAGTAAGCGTTCCGTCTTGGATGTAGTTCAATTGTGTTTGAGTACCACCAAGAGGGCCAACCTTAACCTTTGTGTCCCAAGCAGGAATCATGTGTACGGTTGAAATTGTTGGTGTGCTGAATCCCGATGGAACAGTTGTTGAGGCTGTGTATGGATTAGCAAAGTACTTAACAGTTGATTCAACGGCTGCTTCTGCACCAAAAGTTATTTCCAATTGATCAGCAACTGCGTTGGTCAGTGTGAAGTAGTTAGCACCGTCAAAGTCCATAAGCGTGTATGAACCAGGTTGTGAACCGCTAGATGCTTGGTTTAGCAGTGTCATTGTGTGAGTGTAAGGAGCAGTACTGCCCGATACTGTGTCAACGCCAAGAACGCTCTTGATGAAGTGTGGGAAAGTGTCAGCGAAAAGGTAGAACTTAGCGTTGTATTCGTCGTGACGGACACCCTGAACTTCGTCGTAAACCATGACAGGAGAACCACGAAGAGCTTCGTCACGCAAGAACGTCTGGTTAGGCGTTACCTGTGGGCTGGTGACAGGAATGTAAACAGGGCTTCCTCCTGCTGGGAGAAGTCCGAGGTAACTATTCGCTACTAAATATGCAGCCATTATTGAGGCTCACTTTCTGATTGGGTAGGGGTTGATTCAGGTTCTGGTGTAGAAGGCTCTACAGGGGCTTCTGGGGCCTTCTTAGAAGAAGATACAGCCTTCCAGAGTGTGTCAGGAGCAGTGTCAATATTGTATGTCTGCCCTGGTACGGCAATTAGTGGCTTGCCGTCAAGATCTGTTTTGTGTGTGTATACCAATGTGTATCCACCGGTGTATTTGTATTGGGTCATGTGTCTACCTCTTCGAGTACGGTGACTCGTATTGTTGAAAATGTTTGAGTTACTTCTTGCGCCCCACCAAGTAAAACCGGTAGGTCACTTTGGATTTGAATGTCAGGGCCTCTGCCACCAACTCCTGCTTCACCCCATTGCCACACGTTGTTCTGTGTATTAGGTGGTGCGCCAGCTGTACGGTTGGCACGAATAGCAGATACAAACGAGTCTAGGAATGTCTCGTTGCCCATAGCAGCAACCTCGGCTTGGCCTTGGGTGCTTCGGTAGTAGCAAGAGAACACAAACTCGTAAGTTACAAATTTACGCCCATTGTGTTCTCCACCAAATGCAACACGCTGCTCGCTTTGGCTTTCAATAAACGTAAAGACGATTGCGCCTTGGAACTGGTTAGGCGTTTGTCCTGGATAGAACGCACCCTCTGGCGTAATCTTCGGAGGGAATGTGTAAATAGTTGTAAGACCGGTGATGTCTGCG